TGCATCAACAATTTAGAATCATAGAACTCGCTTTCAACCGAAGCAAGTTGTCCATGAACGATTTGATCAACGCTCTCAAACTTAATTTCGACCGAACTATCAAATACTGTTTCATCTTGTTTCTGCGGTATCAACGCTAGCTCTCGAGGTTGGTACTGCTTGTCAAATGTTTCACGGATGAAATTGGCTTCTTCATATGAGATCGGAATATCAATGTTGACCCTGAGATAGCTGCTGTGTGTGAGCTGTGTCTCCGGGTCGTCTAGCAATTGGCTCAGCTTGATCGTCCTGTAACGTGGCGCTCCCGGCCAAGCATGATATTCCCTGGTGCCATCCCAGTCGAGGATAACAGCGCCACGTTCGTCGTCCCAGGCGTCAGCGTAGTTGTGCGGGAAAGCGTTGCCTATGTAGTTGATATTGTTGCGCTGTTGTCGCTTATGGAAGTGTCCAGTCCATACGTTTTCGACCCCACCTAGATCTTCTGCTTGCACTTCGCCGTGATCAGGCATCTCTACCATGGCATTCATCTTGAAGTGAGGTAACTCAAAGTGCCCAAAGACGTGCTTGGCCTTTAGCTTCTTTAGCTGTTTATACTCATCACCCACTAGCCATGGCACCATGATCATGTCGCCTTCGCGATAAAGATTGTTGTGTACATGTATGTTTGGAATGTGTTTAGCCCACTCGATGCTGGCAACAGTGCGCTTGTCTCTGTAGTAGAGATCATGATTGCCTGGAATAAAATCAGCACGATCAAATCGACCGCTGATCAATTCCAGGCCCTTTAAGCTAGCAGTTAGTGTGTAGACTGATATGCTAGCGCGATTGTGATGCCAATCACCTGCGAAGATCACTCTGTCGCAGCCTTTTTCTTGGCCAAGCTTCGTAGCCCAATCAACAAAATCAACGCAGTCTTGGTTATGCTGTTGGCTGTTTGATTTCATACCAAAATGTATGTCAGTGAACAGTAAGGCTCGTTTGAACGGATTTGTCATATCGTTATTATAGCACCGTTAGTTTTGATTAGCAATTAATCATCTGGACCTCGGCCGCCGCCCATGCCCCATTCAGTCTGGCGGGTATAGCTTGGTGTCATGCCGTTCATTTCGAGGATATCATCCCTCATGCCCTGGTTCTTTTTCTCGATGTTCAATACTCGAGTAAAGCTGTTGGTTATAGTTGCTGTGTAATAAGCAAAAGGATTCTGGCTTTTGGACTCATCAAACTGTAATCCAACTTGGCTGAGTTGCAGCAACGCTTGGCTACGCATCTCATCATTATAAGTGTATCCGCGCCAGTTACCTCGAGTACCATAACGTTCACAGAGCTTCATAAACATACGGGCCAACTCGTTGGTCATCTTACCATGATCTTTAGAGAAGTACCCGTTGTCTAATCCACCGATCCAATGGCTCTTGCCTACACAGTAAAGTGAATCATCTTCTTTGACCTTGTAGTGCTGGAAAGCTGGAAAGTTGATCTTAGTATGATTGTCTGCTCGGCTTTTGGGTGTTTTTTTCCTGCCAGGTTCTAGTGGGACGTGATCTAATGTCATGATTCGAAAAACTACTTCGGTCTTGTGGATCTTTTTTGGATCCAACTTAAACGAATCTAGTTTGACCTTAGGATCGATCTTAACCGCTGCGTCCCATGCAGCCCGAGCTAATCTTTCTGCCCTGTTTCTCTTTGCTTCGGCTATGGTATTCCTGTTGATCTTGGCTAAGCTAAGAAGGATCATATCATAGTTGCCATCTTCTGCTACTAGATAACTGCAATAGCTGTTCTTGCTCTTGTGGATCTCTTTTAGCATATCTCTATTGTTTAAGTAATTTACTTTAGCCAATGTATCTCTCCAAATAATAGCTTATTATACAACCGATAAATATCATGAGCAATATTCATGGATGGACGATGGCAACTTACTCACCTAGACAGCAGCAGATCTTAGAAAACCTAGGCAGGAACATGGGTTTTGCCTTGGAAGAAGTCACTGCTGTTAATTATGAATCAGATATACCAGTTGGAGTTACTTATCGTAACACGAGCGGCACCTTTACCCGACAAACTTACGATCAGTTAGGCTCAATACTAACCAACGTTGAACGTGACCAGATCAGACAAACTAGGTTCGATGAGAAAAGCACGCTAAGCACCGCGTTCCTCGCTAGCCAAGCATTGCAAGGATACAACTATCAACCCAGGGCTAGCGACTTCGCTTATAGCAACGGAAGAACAAGCACTACTGGAGCAATAACACAGATAGCTAGGAATTTTGATCCTAAATCAGCTAGATTGATAGCTGCTGGACTTGGAGCTTTTGGTGACACGCAATTAACCAATGCATCAGGGCAAGTTGTTAGTTTTACAGGAACCAATCAAGAGGATCGTGTGAGGATATCTGATCCTAGCAATATATTCATTAACGCCAACAATCCGATACTCAGACCATTAGATGAAGTAGGGTATGTGCTATTCCCATATACACCAACCATATCGATCAATCATTCAGCTAGTTATGACTCAGTTAATCCGACACATAGCAATTACAGTTACAATTTTTATCAACACAGCACAACAGCAACCATTAGTATCACAGCACAATTCACAGCCAAAGATCCTAACAGTGCAGCTTATGTGCTAGCAGTACAACACTTCTTCAGATCAGTGACAAAGATGTTCTATGGCAAAGATCCTGAAGCAGGCACTCCGCCACCAGTTTTGAGATTAGATGGTTACGGGGATTATCAGTTTAGTTCTGTTCCGGTTGTGATAACAGATTTTGGTGTTACCTTGCCCACTGATGTGGATTACATATCAACTGGTTCCGGCACCACTGGTCGTGTTGGTAACTTTGGTTTCTTGGATGAAAACCTGGGTGGTCCAGGCATATCCAGCAGCACAAAAGTTCCAGTCATGCAAGAATTCAGTATTACCTGCATGCCAGTCTATAGCCGCACTGTCGAGCATTAGCAATGATTTTGGTCTCAGGGAATTCGCTGCTGGCAAGTTACTAGGCAAAAAAGGCGGCAGGGGAGGCTTCATCTAATGGCATACGATCAATCCAGTGCTTATTTTAACACTCCGACGTTTGATGGATTCTTAGACATCTTAGAACCGAGAGCAATACCCAAGCAACCCGACGATATCGTTTATACTATCAAGAGCATGCATGCACTTAGACCCGATATACTAGCGTTTGATCTCTATGGCGATCCTAAGCTATGGTGGGTATTTGCTTCTCGCAACCCCAACAGCATCGAAGATCCTATCTTTGATTTCCAAGCAGGTCGTACTATTTTCTTACCTAAACTATCTACACTTAAAGAGGTTTTAGGAATCTAACATGGCAGAGAAATTAATCGTAGGTCAGGGTAGCTCTGAGGTAGAACTGAGGGCTGCGGCTGCACAGCTCAGAGCAGCACAAGCAGAATATGCTGCTGCTATTAAAGCATTACCATCAGGATCTTCATATGATGCATATGTTAACGTTGGTAATCAGATATCATCCAAATATGCTTATGTTGAATTCGCAGGACCCGCTTCGGGAATAGTAGACGGTAGACTTTCTGTTACTGTTGGTGGCGACAGGATGATCGTTCCTGGATTTGGCAATAATGAATCAGAGATAACGTCATATCTGAGCAGGACTCCAAGCACGAATGTGCAGCAAGATGATGCTTATCAGGCTAGCGTAGTTGATAGGACAACTGCACAAAACGATCTCGCGGCTGCGCGAGCTAGAACAGACGCACTTCAAAAAGAAAATGATAGATTATTAAATGAAATTGGTAGCACCGCAGATGCTTCTCCGGATCTCGCAGGCCAACCAACGGTACAGGCTACTGGTGCTGATGCCACTGGCACTACGCCAGGATTTAGGCAAGGTGGAACTGACACAACAGATCCAGCAAACACTGTGCCAGTTACACAAAACGGTGATGCTGCTAGCACAGGATCACCTAGCCAATCTCCGGGATCGCAAGATCCACAGCAAAGGGCAGAAGCTGCCCAAGAAGCAAATTCTGGAAGCAATACCACAGATCCCGGATCAACCGCACCTAGCGATGATCAAGGCGATGCAGGAGGAACAGGAACTACAGCAAACGATCCAGGCGGTAGCACCGGCGGTAGCAATACCAATGATGGGACAGGCACAGGAAGTAACAATTCAGCAGTTTCGCTAGGACAAGGAGGATCTACTGATACCGGCGGCGCGGGCACCGGCGGAACTCCTAATAACACCAAGATCAAGCTGCGACCAAACAAGTTGCATGAATACGTCAATTGGACTTACCAAGTAGGATGGTATATGCTAGATGCCGCGGCATATAACCAATTTACTGAGACCAATCAGGATTCGCCGGCTCTTAGATCCCATCCGTTGATGCGGTCAGGAGGTTATGTTAAGAATGGGCAAGGATTAGATTTTGATCTCAGCTTAATGGATCTTAGACTCAATGGAGTCATCGGTAACACCTCGTCATCTCCGAGCGCAAACGTATTTTCGATCGAGATGCAGGTCATGGAACCATACGGGGTTAGCTTAATATGGAAGCTAAAAGAACTAGCCGACAGGATGCCAAACGGTCCTCACAATCATTTCCAAATGCCCTATCTGTTAGAGATCAAGTGGTTGGGTTACAACGACAATGGCACGCCAATCAACAACATACCTGAGACTGGTCCTAAGCTGATACCAGTGCAGGTAATCAACATAACCTTTAAGGTCACGTCAGCTGGTACGGTCTATAACATAACCATGGTGCCTTACAGCCAACAAGGTATCAATAAGATTTACGGGGTGATACAACAGGATACTACCCTTTATGGCGACAGCCTAAATGCCCTGCTCAAAGACGGTTACTATAGTCTAAAAGAATCGTTGACTAGAAAATCACAAGGCGATGTTAACGAACAGAAAGCATTGTATCCTGACACGTATGATTTTGAGATAGTAAGCTTTGATGAGAATCGAGGTAAGAACGACAAACTAGCAACCGACCCTATAACATTCCCACAAGAGGGCGGTGCTGCGACGGTGATCATGCGCCGGGGCATGCCTAATGATCGAGATCGACAAAGTGGTAATGATCCTAACAAACAATATTTTGTAGCTAAAGGTGGATCTCAGATCAAAGATGTGGTCACTATGTTGGCTAAGAACAGCAAGTATTTCCAGGACAAGATCGTCTCAAAACCTAATTCAGATAAAGAACACCCGATGGAATTGATCAAAGTAGTTCCAATGGTCAGGAACCTAGGCAAGTACGATACTATCAGAGGTGTGTATCAGAAAGAAATCGTATACAAGGTCATGCCCTATTATGTCTACGCAGAGTTGCATCCTAATGTAGGGCAAGCACCTGTTGAGAAACGGGGTATGGTCAAGGAATATAACTGGATATTCACGGGTAAGAATTCTGACATCATTGATCTAGAATTAGATTACAATCTAACTTACTTCAAGATCTTTGAAAAATCTTCCACGCAAAAGGGTGTGATAAACACGGGAGCTAATGTAGAAGCTCCATCAGACGAAGTGAGTCCATCGACCAATCCAACTTACCAACCTATCGCAGTGTCTAGCCAAACGGCAGGAACCAACACTAACAAGGGTTTCAAACCAAATACCATAGAAGAATATTTTGATCAACAGCTCAATAGCCCAGACAATGCTGATCTAGTCACATTAGACGTGACTATCATCGGCGATCCCGATTGGATACCACAAGATAGATCAGTTAGACCAAAAGGCCTGGATATCAACGCTATCAACAGTGGGTTTACTGATGACGATTTCACTAAAGGTATAGCAACTGACGTGGATTCAGTATATGTGAAATTTTCGTTCCGTACACCACGCGATTACAACGACACCACTGGTCTCATGGAATTAACGCAGGATCAAACACTGATATCCGGAGTATACAAGGTCGTCACGGTAGAAAGCAATTTCGGTAGTGGTAGATTTACGCAGACTCTAAATCTTGTTAGAGCCCCACAACAAAAAGAAAACGATCCAAAGACCGCTAAAGTGGTCAGCCCGGAACGTGTTGCAACTTCGGCCTTTCCTGACAGGCCAACCTTCGTTGGCAACAATACCAGCGGTGCTCCTGTGAACATCGACAAAAGTGACGGTTATTTACCAGTGTCACAGGGTGGATTTTCCCTACCAGGCATTGGCGATACACTAGAACAAGTATCTGCAGAACAGCAGATTTATTTTGAGGATCTGGGTACTGCTGAACCAGGCAGTACGTCTATTTTTGACTCAGGTAGATCCGCACCAGTTAATAAAGCACCATCAGCAGCTGAAGATGCTGCAGAAGAGGCCTTTTTGCGCGGAACGGTTAGACAGGGTGCGAGGGGCTCCGGTGCTCGTAATCAGGACTTCTAAATGAAATCCTGTAAGAAATACGTAATAACACACAGAGGTTAATCAATGTCATATGATGTCAAACGAAAAGCAATAGATCGCACTAAAAACCTAGGCGTTAAGATCGATTATGGTCCTCATCTAGCATTAGTTGTCAACAATAATGACAGCCTCTATTCAGGACGATTGCAGGTATGGATACCTAATTTCGGTGGTGACAGCCTAGAACCCAGCAGCTGGCACACGGTATCTTATGCGAGTCCATTTTATGGCATATCATCGTACAGCGCCACGCAGAAAGTAACTGGCAAGATTACCGCTGGAGAATTCCGCCGCAATGAAGATAATCCTTTTACAGCAGGATATCAAGACACAGCACAGTTACAAGGTGATGTACGCAGCTTTGGCATGTGGACGCAACCGCCAGCTATTGGCACCCGTGTCTTAGTCGTGTTTGCTGATGGTGATACCAATAAAGGATTTTGGATAGCAGTAGCACCAGAAGTAGCCCACGGCATGATACCGGCGATAGGCAAGGGAGCTAGTGGACAACCCGAAGCTGAATTTGATCCGGCTAGCATCGAAGTGCAGACCGCAACTGATATCCGTACAGTACGTCGCCCCCCTTTAGCAGATGTAGCAGCAACCTATACAACACAGGGGTTAACAAATGATCCGCAGAGAGGATATGTCAGTTCCAGCAGCTTCCGCGAAAGCCCTAGCAAGGTCATGGGATTCAGCACGCCATCTGGTCATAGTTTTGTCATGGATGACGGCAGTGAAGCAGGTGATAGCAAGCTAGTGCGTATAAGGACGGCTGGCGGAAATCAGATAACTCTCAATGATGATACAGGCATGATGTATTTTATCAATGCCAAAGGCACAGCCTGGATGGAACTCGGGGCAAGCGGCCAAGTTGATGTTTACGGTGAAGCTGGAATAAGTTTCGCTACAAAAGGTGACATCAATATGCACGCTGGTGGCAAGATTAACATGCATGCTAACGATTGCGTCAAGATCGTAGCTGACAACGGTACAAAGATACAAGGAACTAGAGAATTACAGCTTCATAGCAGCAAGACCTTTGTTGAAGGTGTTGACAGCATTGAAATGCATAGCTGCGGTGAGATTAAGATTACCAGCTTCAAAGATGTGTTCATCAAGAGTTTTAATTTTCTAGTGGCCCAAGCAAAATGTTTCCGCTGGAATTCAGGCACTGCTAAGGAAGCTGAACAAGTCCCACCGGAAAAAACAGCAACTGTCAGCGGATACGACACCACGGTTACTCGGGCACCTAGCCATGAACCTTATGATCAGCATGATCAAGGCGGTGCTGCACCAGGTAGTGCAGCAGCAGCGGCTATTGCAGCAGGAGCTACCCCGCAGCAAGCAGCGGCAATCCAAGCAGCAGCAGGCACTGGAGGCGCAGGCACACAACAAGCAGGCGCAGGCAATATTCCAGAAGGTGTATCATTTGTTGATCCAACGCAGCCTGCTGCGCCAACGATAAATGTCGCTACCAGAGAAGAAGCCATGGCACTAGCTAAGACCGCGCCAGTAGGCACAGTAATTAACTATGGTCAACAAGTAGTGTCAGCGAACAACCCTAACACAGCACTGACTTCTGGACCAAACAATGGTATTGCTGGTGCAGTTGTAGGAGGTTTAGTAGGCAGTAGGTTTGGACAGGGATCAGGAAACATCGCATCAACTCTAGCAGGCGCAGTCGTTGGAAGGCTAATAGCAGGTGGTGGCACATTCACTGAAGTAGATGCGGCAGGCATCGGTGGTATACTAGGCGGTCTCGCTGGCAGCAAGCTTGGCAATAAAAATCCGTTGTTGACGATAGCAGGAACTATAGTTGGTCAGTCGTTGGCTAAATCACTGTTTACAGGAGGCAATACTCAGACTACGATAGCACAGAGTGCTGCCAGATATGTTCCACTTCCAACTCCAAGAAGTGCTACTGTGCCTGCAACTAGTGTAGCCAGCGCTTCGAGTAGGCCATCTACATCAATGGGCACTGCGTCAGGTAATATGACTTCAAGTGGGCCCAAGACAAGTGAACCAGTTGTAGGTAATCAATATGGCGGATCGAATGCCAGCGCAAACTTTGGTAACAATCTGGCTAACACGCCTAACAATGTATCAGCTAGTGCAAATTTTGGTAACAATCAGGCTAATCTGCCTGACAATGCATCAGCTAGTGCAAATTTTGGTAACAACCTGGTTAACACAGATGGAACAAAAGCAAACCCAGCTATTGCATCACAGCAATTGGCAGGCGCTGAACCAGCTACTAGCATACCCGCAGCACCAGGCGGTGGTAACACAGGTTGTTTTGCCACAGGTGATAATTGTGGACGACCAAGTGGCCAAGGCGCAGCGGGAACAGGCACCGATCCATTAATGGGTAATACTGCTGATCCAGGTACAGGTAAAAATATTGTGCCACCTGAGAGCCTCAAGAATGATCCAGAATTCCAATCTAAACTAAATGAAATGAAGGAGAAATATCCTGGATTGACTGATGACAAGATCTATCAAGTTATAAAAGGAGAAAGCGGTTTCAATTCTACCGCGGTAAACCGAAGTAGTGGAGCAACTGGATTCTTCCAATTTATACCAAGCACTGCTAGAGAACTAGGATATACTACGGGCGAGATACAAGCTATGACTCCAGCACAACAGTTAGGTGTTTATGACAAATATTTGGCTAGCAGTAACTATCGAGGTGGCTCTTTAGGTATAGTCCAAGCTGCACCAGCTTACGCTAATAGACCACCTAATTTTGAAGTTTATGCACCAGGAACAAAAGCATACGCACAGAATCCTGGGTGGAGAGGTCCAGACGGACGTATCACTGTAAGTAGTATTAATACTTACTATGACAAGCAGAGAGGGTAACATTATCATGGCATTATATAAAGGTTATAGCACAGTTGGTAACACAGGAACTAAAGTACAGCTAGTAGATGCTGACTTGGTTAAGCAAGATCTCATCAATCATTTTAACATCCGCAGGGGTGAGAAGCTGATGAATCCTGATTTTGGTACGATAGTGTGGGACAGTCTCTTTGAACCATTCACTGAACAACTCAAAGATCAGATAATAGACGATGTGACCAGGATAGCAAGCTATGATCCACGACTCAAGATTGATTCAGTCTTGGTAGATCAATTTGATAACGGATTGATATTAGAGTTGCGATTGCTTTATTCTAACACTAATGAGACAGAAAATCTAAGACTGACGTTTGACCGTAGTGCTGCTTCTGTTCGTTAAACACCAATATTTTTATCGAATAAATATCTAGAGAGGCAGCATCAATGGCAGTTACTACTAGACAAAGCAATTTATTTGCAGCAGAGGATTGGAAAAAGTTATACACAACTTTTCGCTCTGCTGATTTTCAGAGCTATGATTTTGAAACCCTGCGTAAGAGCATGGTTGATTATCTTAGGACTTATTATCCTGAGGATTTCAATGACTATATCGAAAGCAGTGAGTTTGTTGCACTCTTAGATCTCATGGCTTTCATGGGACAGAGCTTAGCTTTCCGAACAGATCTCAATGCCCGTGAAAACTTCCTCGAAACTGCTGAACGCCGCGACTCAGTTTATAGGCTAGCTGCCTTGCTAGGTTACAGTCCTAATCGCACACAGAGCGCTAGCGGACTATTGAAGATAGTCAGCATATCAACCACAGAGAATATCCGTGACAGCTCAGGAAGAAATTTAGCCAACGTTCCGGTTTCGTGGGATGATCCCACTAACCTCGATTGGTTTGAGCAGTTCTCAGCAGTGCTCAATGCAGCCATGCAACCTAGCCAGAAAGTTGGCAAACCAAGCAGTTCGTTATCGATAGGTAATCTAGTCTATGATCTGTATCAGCTTCAACTCAGATCAAACATAGTCCCTGTGTTTCCTTTCTCAGCTACAGTCAATGGCACCAGCTATCCTTTTGAAGTGTATGATGCTAGCTTGGACAGCGTCGAAGGAATCAAAGAAAGCAGCCCTAAGCCCACTGATAGATTGGGTTTTGTTTATCGTAACGATGGTCGCGGCAACGGATCAGTTAATACTGGTTTCTTCCTAGCTTTTAAGCAAGGTTCGTTAACTAATCTCGATTTTACCATAACAGAAACACTGGCTAACAGGTTAGTAGGACTCAACATCAACAACATTAACAATTCTGATGTTTGGTTGTTTGAAACCAATGATGCTGGTTCTTATACTGAAGAATGGCAAAAAGTCGATAATCTTCGCAACAGCAACGTCATCTACAACAATATAGCAACGTCAAACAGAAAACTGTATTCAGTAAACTCGAGAGCAAGCGATCAGGTCGATCTAGTGTTTGGTGACGGTGTGTTCTCTGCTATACCTACTGGCACTTACAGAGCTGTGATCCGAACAAGCAACGGAGCAACTTATAGCATCTCTCCGCAAGAGTTGCGATCAATACCATTGACCATTGCTTATGTGAGCAGATCCGGCAAGATCGAAACATTAACTGTTCGTTCTAGTCTACAATACACGGTCAGCAATGCTTCAACAAGGGAGAGCTTAGCTGATATCAAAGCTAAAGCACCGCAGTTTAACTACACGCAAGATCGCATGGTCAACGGCGAAGATTACAATACATTACCTTTTACTAAGTTCACTGATATCGCTAAAGTCAAGAGCGTGAACCGTACTGCTAGCGGATTGTCTAGATACCTCGACATCACTGATCCTACAGCCAAAT